TATCGCACAAAGTTAACTCTTTAAAAAAAAAATTTCTTATTCACAATTCTGATTCTCGCGATTTCTCAGCGAGCACAGTAATATATTCTTCATCTGACACATCTTTCAAATGCCAGACCATTAACCCTTCCAAACTTTTATCGGAATGGTCATCGGGCATCTTTGTCCAAAAATCATCTTTCTCTGCCTCATCATATCGCAGAACATACAAACAACTCTCATTTGCGTAACAACGTACATCCTCCACAAGCCCTTTTCGCTTGAACGTCTTCTTATTTCCCCAAGAGTACTTATACTTTCCAACTTTCACAAAATTATCATACGAACTATCTTTCAATGAAACCTTTGAAGAAGAAGCCACAGTAGACATATCAGACATCGTTAACTGATCTCGCGCTAAAAGCGGCGTCACAGACACGACCTGATCCCGTCAAACAGTAGCTCCTGCACAAGTAATTTCAAAGAAATGAGTCTCCGTCTGATGAATTAGAACCTTCAGCTCAACCCAAACTTCCACACCTTTAGAAGCTTGAACATATAGCTTCATCATAGGGTGGCGACCTGAAACAGGTTGAATCAACGACGAAAACAAACTTGGAATAATCAAAGTGACTCTCTCTTTACTACCCATATTCATGGCATTGCTGACAAAAGAGACTACATGTTCCATGCCTCTCAAAAAGTCAATGGATTTCCCGTAATTCGCATTCCAAACGCCTGCAGTCACCTTTTGACCTGACGCAGAAGTCATAAAAGTTATAGCTAATTCATGAACAGACACTGTGCCACATCCTTCCAGCATAGTTGAACACAACTGAGACATCGTCAATGCCTCGTTGATATCAGTAGAACTCTTTAACCTAGCAACGAACCGCTTGGTATATGGAGCAGATTCCACATCAACTTCAACACGTGCTGCATTCTCCAAAGAAGTAACACCAGTAGTAACTACAGAATCAACCATTAATAAAACGCCTCTGACGTTGTATAAGCGTCAAATTTTGGTGGAATAATCGAATTCATAAAATTGGAGTCAGATTGTAACTCGACGTCCAAATGTTTTACAAGGAGATTCAACTCGGCTCGCGAACGTCCAACAAGAGCCTCATTTACATCAAGTTTCTCCCACGGCAATCGACCTTTGTATCCATACTTTTTAAGGTTGAACATTATCCGATTTGTTGCGACAACGTGCTCAATTTGATTCTCATCAAGCAAACTGTAAAGGCGATCAGACAAATTGTAATTGTGTGAAAACAGCTCAAAATAACCGAGAGCGATTTCATCATGTCGACCACGTGTGAGTTGTCCTTTCAGTCTCTTATAAAGTATTATCGGATCTTTCAACAAATAACCGCGCTTAATGAGGAATGAGCAGAAACTGCCAGTACTGGCTATCTCTCTCTTCTCTTGCTTGGAATCAATGCCGGCATGCTTAACTTCAAATGTACTTTTGGGTAATCCGGCAGGTCGCCAGATATCATCCCCACTTGAAGCCATAGGCCAACCCGGTGGCATGTCGAACATGGCACACTCTCGTGATGCCACATCAATGGTGTTACCCAACCAAGTGAATATTTCCCCTGAGAACGTCATAATGGCGAAGGTTAAATTCCTAGTATGAAAGTCCATCTTATCTGCTATGTATGCTTCGATCAAATCCTCTGGTATTGAAAAACGACGCATCAATTTGCTCATAACTAACACGGCTCCCCCTCGCACAGAGGTGTCCAAGGCAGTCAGATCAAGCATCTCATGTTCTTCAACATCTCCATGAGTGGCAAACCATGATTTCATGTCTTCAATAGATCGACCAGCATGTAAGTAAAAGTATGGTGGCACAGTTTCCAACAATTTATTCAGCAAATGGATCCCCACCCACCCGAACTTAAACAGATAATTGTCAGCTCTGATCATAATTGTTTGCAATGGTTTCGCTTTGGTGGGCCCCAAATCTTTCATTTTCCACTGACTCTTTGCCGTTAGCAGATTGGTGTAATCAGGATCAGCTCGATTCAATGACGCCATTTGTAATCCTTCACTTCTATCCGCACGCCTCTCTTGAAAAGAAATGACGGCGTTCTGATACTCATAGTCGGTGATAGGGACTCGATCATCCGGTTCCCAACCTAAATATTTGCATAGAGCATTCCATTGATCAATGCCCATTTGTTCCTCCATGGCGAAGTTCTGTTCATTCAGATCTTTTGTTGAAAATTTCACCCGTTGTGCCATGCCAGCTGCGAATGAAGCAGGGTCACTAGCTATTTGTAACTGTCCATAATTGATTTCTATAGGATCATAGTACAATGGATTGTCACGTATGTCTAAGCCTTTTAAGTGTTTGTCAACTTCAACATTGGCTGCTCTTCGCGGCAAGTGCGGGAACATTTTCTTCACCAACGCCGCTTTCCGTACATGAGCATCCAATCGCATTTGAGGCAAATCTGGCTTTTGGATGGAATATAAGCCCTTCATACTCAATTCAGCTCGGTACCTCTCCATGACAGTGTGATCATGCAGCTCCTTTATAGCATTCATGTTGACTGGTGGAATGTGTGTTCGTAATTTGTCGGCCGATCTTGGTGCCGCCTCTCGAACTTCAGCTTTTCGCACCCTTTCAAATTGATCGTCTATAATATGAACACCAAATTGTGCCTGATCTTTGTACACAGGGCCATTTCTCTGCAATCGCGCACCGACCTTGGCATTCGCGGGATCATGATCTATGAAGCTATTCTTGTAATCGAACTTCAAATATGGTTCCACAAACACCATGTTTCTGATCTGATCGGGTCGACCACTCAACACCTCTTTCACTTCAGAAGGCAAATGACCCAGAACATCCCTAATGCAAATTGAATGGTGAGCTTGAATTTGAACTGGTCTGCCTTCGCGATAATAATCAGCGTAATACAGCAAGTTCTTCCAAATGTAATGCGATTGAATGTTAGCCAAATCATCCCCGTGTCCACTATATCGCTTCACGAAAATCATGTGCTTCGCCCTAGTAAGAACGGTGTAAAGTATGCGATAATCGGTGAACCTTAACACACGACTATCAATTTCCATGATTGCCAAACCCACAGACAACCCAATCGAACCAGCATATGTCTCCTTGTCTCCGGGACTTGACTCGTTAGCCCAGGCCTTTCCTGCGTGGCTTGCGTAAAATGTGCATCGAGTGTTCCACAAATCCTCAAGCTCCTGTTGGGTCAAATGAGGGAAGTAACGCACTATGTCGCAGCACTCCATGGGCATTGAATCGCCAAAATGAAATCCACCTGGATGATTGCTGAATGTGGGCATCCTGAAGAAGTTCGCAATGTTCGGACCGAAACGCCAAGTCCCCACTAAATATTGATTGCTGTATTGAGCAGCCATAGCTCCGTTTGACAATATATCTGGATCATTCAGCAGGCAACGCTCATCGGGTTCATGCCATTGCGCCTGGTAACGGTCAAATAGCATCACCATGTGGGTCGTCCACGGGAAAATCATTTGTTGTAGTGCATGGAAACCCTTCGGGTACTTGTCCTCGTCTGTAATTGTGAGCCAACCCCAATGACCTTTCGCTAAAGCACTCTCGAACGTGGTGCATATATATGGGGGGGACCCCTTATTTGTGGCTTTCATTTTAGTCTGCACTCCCAATTTGTTTTTCCAATCTTGGCACAATGAATTGATCGCAGCAATGAATGTGAACATGTTGTTCTTGTGGTATTTTTGATTGCTAAGTATCTTTTGCAGTGAACTTGACTTCCTGCAACCCGGATCACCTTCGTAAACAGCCAGCATGACGCTTTTCTTGACTATTCCAGCAAGCTCTTCCCAACCCTTCAGGTTATCAAAGTTCAACGGATTCTTGCCCATCAAACCAGTTTGACCATCCATCATCGCTCTTACGTACAGCGAAGCCCGGGTGTTTTCTGGTATCCATGGCTTGAACGATAAGCCGGGAATTGTCTCAATTTGCTTGATTAAAGATCGGAACAACGCGTTCGGTGAATTAATTGGCTTGAATACTTTGCGAATAGTGAGAGGCAGACCTGCCCCCACAGCTTCCACATGATTCGGTGCAGTCATCTTTAATTTCAGCACGCCACCAATTGTCATTCCGTATCTATGTATTTGTCTACCAGCGAAATCTTCAACGTGAATGCCAACGCCAAGTGAACAACCAATAGAGTGCAAAATTTTGAGAGATAAGTAACGACTCTCTTTCTGCTGATCTGCGGGATACAGCCTGATGGCAATTAACAACAATTCAGTAGGTGCTTTTCTCGTCAACTTCGACAACGCCTGTAACAAGCAATCCTCTTCTGGATATTCTATATCAGGATAAGACACGCATGGTTGATACGGGACATCTTTGTAGCGTTTATCCACTGATCGAGGGAAAACCATGTCCCACAAAATCTTTCCACGATAATCAAACACTTGGGAGATTGCTGAAGGACGTTTCTGTCGCAATTTCTCCCAATCTTTCATGGCTGCATCGCTATCCAACTTCCGTTTATCCTTGACGTGCTTGGGATCTCTAACACTATTCATTCTTTCTACCCACTCATCATTAGACATTTTAACACCAGGGGTAGGCGCCAACTGTAGTTCATCCTGTGGCTTCACGACTTCTGATACATGCCAACTCAAGATTTTTCCAGTTTGCGGATTGATTTCGTCAATCATTGGCAAGCTGGCCTGTCTAGCAGCGTGGGCAGCAACAATGTCGTCATCGGACGTCAACGGTTGGTACAATGGAATTGCATCTTGAGGTTCATCTGGGATGTGTTCGCGCTCATGCAGCGTATCAACCCGCTTTCTCTCCAACTCCATAATGGTTTTGACACTCAACTCTTTGATTTCATGTGGTAACGTTGACTCCCTGATTCTATGAATTTGTTCACAGAGTTCAAGATATTTATTGCCCCCCACATCTGACACATAATCAACAGGATCAGGACATGAATCACAGTGTCTTTGCGGGATAGCAGGATGACGATCTTCATCAACCGATGATTCTTCCTCTTCTTCCTCTTTGATCAATTCGGAAAATTCTCGGTAGCTTCCCTCCTTGACTAACCGATCCACATATTCATCAAAACTTATGATACTGCTTTGATCACAATCTTCACGATTCCGGAACGGATTGTGTTTCTTGATAACGGGGTCAGCAGGCGACGCGAAAGGATCTTCGATCAAGCCCATAAACGGATTACTGCCGCTCCATGGCTTTTTGAAATCATTTTTGTAAGCCGGAGGGGGACCACCAGGTGGATTACCGCCACCCCCATCGTCATCACCTCCATCACCTGTATCATCACTATCAGTATTGGTGCTAACATCTGATGCTAGGATCTCATCGGTGTCAATCACGGATTCTTCCTCTTCTTCTCCGAATGGGGCATCTTCTTCTTTGACCTCATCTGGATCTTGCCGATACTTATAAACGATAGGTTTTTGTAAAGCATGTTTGGGAATGAAAGTCTGATTGTAATCTTCTGCCAACTGAGCTTTCAAATTTTCCAGGCCAAACACTCTGATGTTCCTCTCAGTGATTCCCAACGCTCTGTCAAATATCAAGAAGCCCTCGCTATCAAAATTGTATGATTCATAAACACTGCCAGGCTGAAGTCCGCGCATACTTCTTGCGATCCAGCCGATTTCTTCTCGTAGATTCATTCTCGCAGATTTGTCGTACTTCCACGAGACACTGTACAGATTGTTATGCACACGTCGAACTCTCGAAGATGCCGTAGGTATAATCATATGACCTTTCGGTTCGTTGATCATTCGGCGGTGTCGATTCGCGTAACGAGCTCCGAACATCTTATGATACCATCGCACCAAGTGACCCATGGTTTTGTAATACACTTCAGTACTGAGGTGGTTATATTCCTTGGTCTGCAAATCGGTTGTGACGTCCATACGAGCTATCTGCATGAGCACCTTAATGAACCACTGTCTATCGCCTATGGGTATGTAATTCACTTGATCTTCCACCAACTGTCGGCTCTTTCCCCAGAAATCCTTGGATTTGACATCCCCCAACGTGAAAGCGTATTCAAGGGACTTGACATAATCGGTTACTCTAACCCAAGCAAGATCATTGGGCATGCCGCGGAACACCCTAGGAATGGGCATCATCATCGGCAACGAAATGACTTGAAATTTCGGACTCTCCATAGGATATTTGCTCCACATGCTGATATGCACATTCATAAAAGATTCAACGATCCCTCCCCGCAACACTTCCTTGCCTCCTTCTAGAACAATTTCATGCAGAACAAGATGTCCAGGATCTCGAGATTGCACGTAAGTGTTGTCGGTATCTTTTTCAGGTATGTAAACCATCAGATTCTTCCCAACATCAGTCCAATCATACAGAGTAGGGTACAAACTATATTTTGACACCAATCTTTCCAGCGGGTACACACTGGTCGGCAACCACATCCTGACTTGTGGATTGATCAAAGCCAATGTAGCTAAGTTTGCTTCCGGAATGTAATGCCCTGCGTCATGAATGATGCAAGTGGGATATTTCGGTTTGGGCAATTCGAACACATTCAACGGAATTGTCTCTGCGTCATAACGCCCATGATCCTTTAGAGCAATAATCGGATTGATGACTTCATATTTGTAAGGACAATCATCTCCTCCCAGACCTTCCAACAACCACGCCAAGTTGTCATCACTCATGCTGATTACTGTGAAATCACTCTTGATGTACTTTGGCAAATCTATCTTACAGCACTTCCTGCGAGCATACGCATGAATCGGGTGTCGATGAGGCATGGGATTGGAGGTAGTGTAAGGAATAGCAAGTCTGTCCGCATGCACTTGATTTTCAACAGGAATGGCATAAGGACAAAGATTGTCAATAGTCGCACTTGCCACTGCCATCAAATTAGAACGTAGGGTCTCATTGTTCCTTCTTATCTCCGGATTTGTAAACGTCTGCATGGCCGTATCAAACGCTCCTTTACCAATCAAAATGACATCATCATATTTGCCTTTCTTAATCGCCAGCCAATGTCGAGCCTTCACCATCGCTTGAGTAGGTATCTCATTCTTATGTTTGTTCAGGTACGCCAGCCAATCTGGTCGTCTGCCATCCGAATATCCAACAACAGCTGGGGCAAAACGCGGTTTTCCTGCATAAACCTCCATCACTTGTAACCACTTCTTCATGGGTGTGTAATCCCCTAACCAATTGGGTATGGAGAAATATGGTGAAGCAGCAGTAGGTTTGGCAACCGTTTTGACATGTTCTATATGCAAATCACCGTCTTCTTGCCAATACCAGTCCACACAACAGTAAAATGAACTCTTGCTGTACCACTGTTGAGCATGCTCCAAAAACACTGATAATTTCATGCCATCACAATGATCTGCAAAGGGCACTACTATGCCAAAATTGGTCCAACACAAACCCGCTCCTTTAACT